CGTTCGATCGAGTCCTCGAGGATCTCGTTGTTGAGCCGGACCTCGGCCTTGAACAGCTGAGCATCGAGCTCGACCTTGGCGAGGTTCGGAACCGCGCGCTCTGCCGGTGTGAGCGCCACGGCTTCTGATCCCGAGCGCAGGATACGGTTCGCGAACCGGATCTTCTCGATGAGCTGCTTGGGGCTGCGCATCGGAACGACGGTCGCCTGCTTCAGGATGACCGCCTCGTTGATGAGGATGCGCATGAACTTCTGCGCCTGCGCCGGCTGGAGCAATCCGCCGCCGACGGTCAGGTCCGCGAGGGCCAGATCTGCCTTCTCGAGGATGGTCCGGTTGTCGATGATTCCTGCACCCATGGTGTCTTCCTAGTCGTCGAAGAACGAAGTCGCCTTCGCGACGCCATCTCGGGAAATCGGTCGATTCATGTCGAGCGGCCAGGACACGTCCTGGATCGCGCGCGGTCGACTGCCATCGACGGTGATCGCGTTGGATGTTCCCCGCATCTTGCGGAGCCGGGTGAGCTCCTCCTGCTGACCCTTCATGAGCTGCGTCAGCTCTGTGACGCTCGCGACCAGGGTCCCCATGCTCGGCACGTCGGTGCGCTTCTGCGCCTTGTTGTCGGAGCCGCCGCCCGCGGGGTCAGCCGCCTGTTGGGCATGGGTCAGCTCCTTGAGCACGTCCGAGAGGAGCGAGAGCGCCTTCTGGAACCGGTCGAGCCGATCTTTCGCCATCCGCCGGCCCGCTTTGGCCACCGGCAGCCGCTCGGTGACATCGGCGAGCAGCTTGCCAATGGCCTCGAGCTCGTGCGCGACGGCGCCCGGAACGGAGGCCTTCGCCTTGCTGTTTGCGCCCGCCTTCTGGAGGCGGCTGGCGACCCCCAGCAGGCGCTCGAGCGCCTTGGTGAGCCCTCCCAGCGTCGCGGGCTTCACCGCGGGCGACAGAACGAGGTCGCCGCCGGCCTTCTCGGTGGGCTTGGCGCGACGCTTCTTGCGCGCGGCTGGCTGGCCGCTCGCGGACTTCGCCTCGTCGTCCTCATCTTCCTCGTCGTCTTCGTCGTCTTCCTTCTCGGTCTCGTCGTCGTCGTCGTCCTCGTCCTCGTCTTCCTCTTCGTCGTCGTCCGCCTTCTCGGTCTCGTCGTCGTCCTCGTCGTCCTCGTCTGCCTTCTCGGTCTCGTCGTCGTCCTCGCCGTCGTCGTCGTCCTTCTCCCATGGAGGCGGCCTGCGGTCGGCCTTCTCCATCTCCTCGTCGTCTTCGTCGTCGTCGTCGTCCTGATCGGAGGCAGCCGCGGCAGCTCCGCGCCGAGCCTTGTCGGCCTTCTGGCCTGGCTTCGGCTTCTTCTTGGCACGACCGCCGGCAGTTGGATCTGCGGCCTCATCGCCTGCTTCGCGCCGTTGGCTACGGTTCGTCTCTTCGGACATCTCGTTGCTCCTCTTCACGACGAGAAAACGCCGCTTGTTGGCCGCCCGATCGACGAGGGAGACCTCCTCGACGAGGATGTCGCGCAGGCGATGCACATCCCCGGCGGCGGATTCTTGCGCTGGTGTCGTCGCTTCGTTCGGCATGAGTCCTCAAACGCCAAAAGCCCCGGCGATGACCGAGTGGCCATTGCCGGGGCTTGAGTTTCTTCAACTACCCCTGAGTGCCTGTTGGCACTCGTCTGTGAACCATAGGGAGCTTCGCAATCTATGTCAAGGAGTGCTTAACGTGGAACGTCGGACTCTATGGCTCGCTCAACGCGACGCTACTCCGGGTGTCGCTGCGCCGAGCCGCCGATACTGAACCCGCCGAGCTCGCCGGCCTTGATCTGCTTCCACAACTCATCATCGAGTACGCGAACCGCCAGGAGCCAGGTGCCCTTTCGGACCTGCGTGCCATCGAGCTCGAACGCCGCCGGCGCCAGATAGGACTCGAGGATCTTCACCCCCTTGTTCACCAGGCCTTGATGCATGAGCCCAATGTTCTGGTACTCCTGCATGAACTTGTGCGCGGCTTCGCGGACCTCCGCCGCGGCGTAGATGTCCTTCTGCGCATCGACCGTCTCGGGCTCGAGCACGATGCCGAGCACGTAGCGTTCCTCGCCGGTCTTGAGCAGCGGGATGCGCTTGTCGAGAACCACCGCGAGGCGCGCGCGTGCCTCGGTAGCGGTCGCCGTCGGCGGCTCCGGCTTGACGTCGCTGCTCGGTTTCGGCGGAGCGCCCCCGGGCGAGCGCCGCGACGTTGCCTTCGCCAGCTTGGCGAGCGCCGGCATGGCATCGCGGAGCGCAGCGCCGATCGCCGGCGCCGCGACATCGACCGCCGCTGCGAGCCGGCCGTTGATCGGCAGCAGCGCCCGCGCGAGCGCCTCGATGCGGTCCTCCGCGATTCCATCGAGCCTATCGAGCGCCAGGGCGAGCTCCGCGATGGACCGGTCTTTCACGTCGCCGGCGAGAGACTTCACGAGGACGCGGGCGTGCTCGAGGTCCACCGCGGTCGCGGCCTCCAGATCTACCGCGGCCTCGACCTCATCGAGCGCGTAGGGGCCGAACGACTTCTGAGTGATGGCGTAGTTGGAGATCAACAGCTGCGGCAGGGTCTTGGGCCCGCCCACGCCGCGCATCGAGGAGATCGTCCGCGGTGTGCGGATCTTCTTCACGTGGAAGCCCTTGGTGTCGAGCTTGCCTCGCGTGCCGTAGGTGATCAGGAACTTCCCCTTGATGCCGTCGAGCACCTTGCGGAACTCGGCCTCGTCGAAGCGATCCTCGCCGACCTGAACGTTGTGGCCCGGGTAGGGCGGGTCGAGGAAGAAGAACGTGTTCTTGCCGTCGAACTCCTTCACGACCTCGGCGTAGTTCCCGGAGCGGACGGTCACCCCGCGGAGCCGGTCTCGGTGCTTCTCGATGCGCTTGATCGTGCGGGACTCGATCCCGTCGGCGTTGTGGTCGTAGCTCTTGCCCCGCAGCGCGCCGTAGGCGAAGTGCGACAGGTAGAGGAACCGGTGGAGCTTGTCGATCTTGCCACGTGGTGTGGCCTTCTTGAGCGCCTCGAAGACGTGCTTGCGGCCGACCCACTCCTTCTTCTTGAGCGCGGCGAGCTCGCCATCGGTCAGGGTCGTCAACGCTTTGAATGCGGCGGCGATCTCCGGGTCCGCGTCGGACAGCACCTCGACGTCCGCCGCGGCCTTCTCGAAGAACACGGCGCCGCTGCCAGCGAACGGCTCGACGTACACCTTGTGCGCGGGGATCATCTTCACCAGGCGCGCGGCGAGCCGCTTCTTCCCCGCAGGTGAGCCCCAGATCGTCTTCTCGACGAGGTCCCGGTGGCGCGTCGCGGCGGGAACATGGGGCAGCTCGAGCTGAAGAAAGGTCCGCGCGCGCCGAAGCACCGCATCGGCGCTGGAGGACGGCTTGGTCTTGTGGACGGGCCTCATCGGGACTTCGGCGAGACGAGCCCTTCGGGATCGGCGCCCCAGGTCAGCGCCGTCGCATCTGCCGCGGTGCCCTCGAGGAAGGTGCCGGTGTTCAGGTCCAACGGCCACTCCTCGGCGGGCATGGCCTCGGACGGATCGCGGCCGCCTTCGAGCTCGTCCGCCAGGTCGGAGTCGGCCTTCCTCGCGGCCGCTCGCGTCGTGCCGCTCGGGGTGTGCTCGAGCTCCGCCTTCATCTTCTTCAGCGCCTTGCCCACCTGCGCCAGGCTCTTCGCGAAGGAGCCGCCTCCGCTCGCGGACGGGGTTGCGGCCAACGATGTCTCGGTGGAGCTTTGGTCCGCGGCGGTAGTCAGATCTGCTATCGCCGTATCGCCAGTCGGTGCGAACGCCGTCGACACCTCGACCTTGACGCTCGTGCTCTCGGTGTCCTCGGCCGCCATCTTCGCGACCTGCGTGATGACGTCGTCCACGCTGCGCTTGAGGGCAGCAAGGCGCCGCTTCGCGACGTCGGGTTCGTCCTGGCCGGCCTTGGCGAGCTGGCCAGCCGCATAGTCGACGAACTCATCGAGCTGCATCCGCTTCCTGCGGATCGGGCCGCCCGCGCGCAGACTCTTCACGGCCTGCTCGAGCACCGCGGTGATCTTGTCCAAGCTCTTCGTTCCCATGTTCATCTCCTCGCGTTCACGGTTGCTACGGACCGTCCTGTGGCATCCACATCGTCCGGTGGTCGGGCTCCCAGGGCTCGCCATCGAGCTCGCACCGCAGGTAGCCGGGAAGGTGATCGATCACGCGCTGCATCCCCCAGCCCAGGTCGCCGCGGAGCTGGCGGAACAGGCGCTCGCAGATGGCGAACCTCCGCCGCACCTCTGCGTTCGTCACCCGCGCGCCATCGGCCGCGAAGCTGCGCTCGATCGCACGCTCGATGCCCATCACCGCGCAAACGAGCTGGTCGTGGGCGAGTGTGTCCAGGAGGCTGTCGGCCATCGAGGTCAGCCCTCCTCAGTCACGATCGTCGACCGACACCTGCCATGCAGTGGCGGCGACGAGATGCCGGCCGCCTCGAGTTGGCCCGCGCCGAGCGCGCGCGAGTAGCGGCCAACCTTGTCGGACTGTCCCACCGCGCTCTCATCGACCTGGGCGACGAGATGCCGGCGACCAGCGCGCTTGTAGAACAGGATCTGGTTGCCGTCGGCATCGGCACCAACCTGCACCCAGGGCTGCAGCTCGGTGATCCGCTCGGGCTCGCCAGCCTCTTCGACGTCGTTGAAGCGTTGCATCGCGCGCGCAACGCTGAACACCTGGCCATGAAGAAACCGACAAACATGGCTGGTCACAGCATCAAGTACGGCCTCGAAGCGAAACCGTGCCACGCCTGCCTCCTCG